ATTTGGCGATAAGCAGGAACGACTGACTCATCACCACTGACTTCGCGGATAACATTTAAAGCGGTTGCCATATTGCTAAACTTTTTAGCAGAGTCACCACCACCAAGATATGTAAGAAGATTTCTTCCCTTTAAATCCTGTGCGGCTCTAATGTTTTCAAATCTATCCAGCGTTGCAATAACAATATCATCTGTAATCCCGCCAGAAGCAAACGACCCGGCTAAATCTTGCGTCATTTCCGAGGGAAACTGAGCATTGTTTTCTTTTTCGTGTGAATCTAAAAGAGCCTGTGCGGAATGTCTGTCAAGAGTTCCAACTGACAAGCCCGTGACATCTAAAAAACTGGTATAACCAAACTCTGCATTTAAACTGCGTTGAGCTTCGCTGGTTTTATTAGCAACACCTAACTCATAATCTCTTTTAAAAACTTGATTGCCAAAAAACTTTTTCTGAAACCCCTCTTCTGCCGACGCTCTTTTTGAAAGATCGCCAAGAAAAGTGCTTCGGTCAGCATCGTCCAAGCGATCAAAAGCAGCTTTGATGCTGGGGGTTTGTTTTAAAATATTTATCCCAGACTCGCCACCGCGTAACTCTACTTCCAATGCCCTTAGTGCAGGCGAACCACGCCCCTTAAAATGAAAGTCAACAAGCCCGTCAATAGCAGAGCGAGAATACATTCTTTTGGCTTTGTTGCTGGTATCAAAGTTAATTGCCCCACTTACTTGAAGGTTGTTGGCCTCCAATTCCGAAGCTTTAAGTTGTTGCGTTGCATCATCAAACTCTCCAGCAGCAAAAGAGCTTTGAATAGAATTAGCTTGATCACGCGATGTTCTGCCATACTGAGACTTTGTAATTGCGTTCTCAACCTCTACACGTTTAATTACAAGGTCATTTACAAACTCTTTTTGATAGGTGTAGGCACTATCAATAAATGGAGCAATAATATCTGTGCCGCCACTTCCTTCCATCAACTTAGCGCGCTGCTTTGTCCAAGCAGAAAAACCCTCTTCAAACTTTGTAGGATTTCCATCAGATATTTTAGAAATTTCTTTTGCCGCAGTTACCATGTCATCTTTAAGGGCAATCATGTAGCGGTTGGATAAAATTTCATTAGCAGCAGCTTGACCATACCTACCAAGATCAAAGGGGAGGGCTTTGTAATCAAGCTTTCCATTCTCGTCACGCACACGAGCAGTATTGGCATACTCCTTGCCGCGAGTAATTTGATCTTCTTTTGCTAGTTCAAAAGCAAACTCACCAACGCCGGAAAGTATCTCGGCTTGCTGTGCATACACTTTTTCTGCGCCAGTTGTTACTCGCGTAACACCTACTGGTTTGTTTAAGAAAGATCCTGAACGAGTTTTTTTAATTTCAACAGCCATTATGTTGTCTCATTTGTGGTGGGTGGTGAATCGGGCGTTTTACCAAGCGTAGTCGCAGCAGAAGCAGCAGTGTTAAACAAAGTAGCATTGGCAGCATTTTTATACTGTCTGCTTGTAACCCTACCCTGCTCTCGAACAGCTTGAGCCTCATCACGAAGTTTCTGTATTTCCCTGCGAGACTGCTCTTTAATACGATCAACATCACGACCATATTTTCTGCCTTCTTCTTTACGCAAAGCTTGGATGCTGCGATCAGAACGCCCCATATAAGCAGCATAGGCATTGTTGGTGTTTACCAAATCACGGAAAGATTCCATGCGATCTACATGCTGTTGAGTTGCCAACTCTTCAACAGCAAATCGCTGGCGCAGGATTGCTGCCGCCTGTAACTCTGCTTGCCGTTTTGCTTCTCGCGCAGCGCGTTTGCTTGAGCCGTAACTCATCAAGCCAGAACCTACTGCTAATGCTAATTGCCAAGCCATTAGAAAGTCACCTCAATAACCATACCGTTTAGTTGTAAATCAAAAGGAACAGACTGACTAACTGTAACAGACGGGTCTTTTGAAATACCAATTAACCTAAACTCTTTTCTACCAGTAAACTTAGACCTATCCAAAGAAAAATCATCGTTTACATTCCTGATAATCATATCCTTACTATTGACCGATGCAGACAAAGTATCCTGCAAATCAAGAGTAACCATATCAATCTTGCGCGGCGCAGCAGTCATCGGGCCGCCACCCATCAGCGCATCAATGGGCATTGTCTGTAGGATGGGGGTGAATTGATAACCAATGTAAGCTGTCGTAATTTCCTTAACGCTAGATACATCAACCTCCCCAGAGGCCACAGTAAACTCGCCAATGTAATCTGTGCCGCTAACCACACGAACCACAGCACCATCAGAGAACTGGCTGCTAACATCAAACACACCAGCAGTGCCAGTGAACTCATCGCAGTAATCCATCGGCATCTCTTCGTTAAACTTCTCAAGGTAGTAACGATTAGTGCCATCGCCCTGATCCCGAACAGCAATGGAATACACATTGCGGTCAACAGCGCAAACACTGTGGAACTTGCCCGATGTATCCCACAGCATCCACCCAGCGCGTTGATCGCCGCGAGAGGAGTAGAAGACAGACATAGTGCCATCATTGTTAATCAGGAAGCAGTATGACTCAGCCCGGTCAAAGCCACCTTTAATACTTGCAGATTGGATGGGAGAACGCATCAGATGGGTAGCAGTCACAGACACATTCTCTGTGTTGTAGGCTTGCTCCACTTCACTATACACATAAGACCCCAACATCTTGCCAGAGGCTTGCGTATAGAGGGTTGCACCATCAAAGGGCTGTGGTCGCATATAGGATGAACCATAGGGTGTTTGACGCTTGATTATGGCGTTTGCAGGGGTAACAGGCCTATCAGTGAAAGCAGGAATGAATGACTCAGAAGAAGCAGAGAATATCTGTAGGTCACGATTAACCACAAGATGACGGATATGAGAGAACTCACCAAAGTTAGAGTTAAGATCAATGGCATCACTGTCCGCCCCCGTGCCTATGTCGAAGTTAAAGAAGTTGGCAGACTTGGAAGCCCAGACATGACCGGGCTGTGCTGTCGTGCCAGCAAACCACAGGCGACCTTCGTGGAATGTTACAGCAGCAGGGTAGCCGCGAACAGCAGAGTAAGACTGCTCATACCACTCTGGGGTAGCAGCACCGCTTGAGATTTCAACAGAACCGCCACCGATGGCAGAAGAAGAGGCATTAGACCCAGCAGTGTATTCAAATGTATTAAGGTCAATAACCTTGCTTACAGTTTTTGTTCCCTCCATGTGAGAGGCGTTAAGACCTCCCAAAGCCCCCACGCGATCAATAACAAAAACGTCACCAACACCCATACCGTGAAGAGGCATAGTAACTTGAACAGCACTAGTGCCAGCAAACACCTCAATAGAGTCTGGCGCAAGGCGACGAAGTATCGTGCCAGTAATGTCCACCCTAACTTGAGTTGCGCTAACATATGTTTTTATCTCACAAGGCGTATTACCAATTAGCAGATACGAACCAACGTGACCTGATACAAAGTAACTACTGCTTGCAGTTACAAGAACATTCGTGCCGGACGTAGCCGCAGGGTCTAGTGTAACACCACCCTTTTGAAATTTGTAGTAGGGGTGTGTTGGAGAATCATCATTACCATTGTCCTCAAACTCAAACACCTCAGAGACAAAGGTCTTCAACCCAGTCCGGCGAATAAGACGAGGGGGGAAGGTTTCATGGCAGATGATTGTTACATCGCCAGAGGAGGCCATTGTAATTTCTTTTAGCTTTGCCGTTGTCCACGGGCAACTGCTAGAGCCAGACAGGCTGACAGGTGTGGTATCAACTTCACCAGTAGTCGGGTTGATAAAGAAAATATCGAGGGCGTTGTTCTTAAAACAAAAGATATACCGCTCGTCATCCGAAAAGATAAACGGCTCAATGCGAATCTCTAACTCGTTTGCAGGAGTTACAGTATCGCTAAACTGATAGATGAACTCACCACCAGCGCGTTTCTTTACACCACCCTCATTGATGATAATAAAGTTACGCACCTTCTGCGCGCCAGCCTGATACACAGCAGCGTCCACACGGGATGTAAAGGATGGGCTAAGTTCGCCAAACTGAAAGCTGTGAAGCGGAATCTTAATCTTCGCCATTATGACAGCCTTTCAGTGATAAACCTCGAAGTCGTAAGTTTGCGTGTCGTGTTCTGCTGGCTGTCAAGGTTACGGGCTTTTGCCATAAGGTTGTTTGCCTTGATTTCCATAATCTGTGTCAGACCCTCGTTCCGAGCAATAGAACTTGCAAAGATGGCAGCAAGGGAATACTCGACAGCAAGTGTAAAGTAGGAAGGCCAATCAGACTCATCTGCACGATAGATGTAATCAGCAATAACCTGATCTTGGTCTGAGGTGTTGGTAAATACCTTGTCGCCGTAGATTGTATGGTTCGTATTGTTATCATTTACAGTAACGGCGTTAAGCATCAAAAGGTTAGATGGAAGCTGATAGGCCGCATCAAAGCGTCCAGTCGGCTCATCTGATAAACGACTAAGCTGCGCTTGCTCAGTAGCAAAACGCCAGCGTGTGTTGCAGAGACTAGCTTGCGCTACGTCTTCATACATATTAACAGCGACCAGTGCCTCTGTTGTATTGTCTTCAAACGAAGTAATAGGCTCTGCCCCAATAAGGATCAAAGCCCGTGAACAAATGTCGATAGCACTGTTAGCTACTGTGGATGTCATACTTACCTCGTCAAGAAAGGGGGGAGCAGCAGTTTCCCACCGCTCCCCTACCAGACTTAGTTGTTGTCCAGAACTTCGTAGATGCCGTTATCGTCGATACCGATAGCACCCATGCTCATGTGAGCAGTGACCAAGTGAGCCACTTTCTGCGGCACATAGTTCACTTCGGTTTGAACATCAGAACCAACACCCAGACCAATAGCAGAGCTATGGTAGGCAAAGTTCTTACCGCCAGCAACAGCAGACGTTGAGAAAATCTTGAAGCCCAAGAACTCTTTCATTGTCATGCCGCCAGCAAACGGGAGGTTTTGGTCGCCAACAAAATCGCTAGATGCGAACTCGTTGATGCTGAACAGGTCAGCGTAACCAGCAGGAGACATTGCAAGATAGCGGTTGCCATCTTCCGGAATGTCAGCAGAACCCATTGTTTCAAACAGGGTCAGCAAGTCGCCTTTAACCAGCGCGCCAGAAGTGTCAGCAATCTGAGTGCTGTTTGCGCCAGCGTCGAGAGCAGCAACAATCAACTCGTCAGTCTTACGACCCAGAGCATAAGCAGCCGACTGAGCAACAGCTTGACGTTCGTCAATGTTGGTTTTCAGTTCGTCCAGCTTGTCGATATACTCAGGTGCGTAGTGATCGGTCAGCGTTGCTGATACGTTGGTGTGTGCGACTTCCATGCCAGTAACATCGCCGTTACGAGACTTGGTGTTAGCAGCACCTTTACCAATTTTTTGAAATTTAACAGTAGAACCCGTTACGCCATTAACCTGACGGACAGTGTTACGGAGTTTAGACCCCATACGCTGATACGCCAAATGAACATCAGATTCAAACTGCGTGATGAAGGCTTGATCAATAGTATTAGCCATTTTCATTCTCCAGTTTAGAAGTTTCAGTTACAATGTCAGGAATGGTTGTCCGTGCGTTGCATCATCTAGTTATCCGTTTCCGGGCTATCCGCGTATCATCGGGCCTCTAACAAAAGAATAATGCCCGAAACAATGTATTTTAGCAATATAAAAAACACCGCCCCAATCGAAAGAGGGACGGTGTTTAGGAGGGGTCTCGTGTATTACTTATTTATAAAGTTTAGCGAAGCCTTCGTCAACTTGCTTGACAAAAGCTGCATCGCGTCGAGTGTTATCCCAGTAGCGCGGGTCTTTCATCATAGACTCCAACTCAGCCTTGTCGAGAACTGTCGGGGCAGTAATATCGCCACTAACAGAAGTGTCAGACATTGCACCCATGAAATGCTCGAGGAGTTCAATACCCTCGGCAGTTTCACCAAGACGCATAATCTCACCACTCAGTTCAGTAGGGACATTCTTTTGCGACCACAGTGCCACAGCCTCAATACGAGCCTCGGCGTTGTCACCCAGCTTGGCGGACTCAGCGTCAAGGTCGGGCTGGTCGGGCATCATACGAGCCAAACCTTCGTTAAACTCATCCTGAGAGAAACCGTTCTCCCAAGCAAAGTTTGCCCACCAATCTACATTAGGATCATCTGCCAGCTCGTCAGCACCCTCTGGAAGGGTGTAATCACCAGATGATTCAGGGCGATTAGCAAAAGCCTCTTGCTCAATTTCACCCATAATAGATTCGCGCAACTCATCTTGCCCCTTACCTAGCTTGCTCTCTAGGGAGGAATAAGAAGTTACCAAATCTTCTGGAGACTTAAATTTTTCAGGAAGCCACTCAGGGCGGCTGTCTGCTACCTCAGTTGTTACGGCTTCAGGTGCTTCGGCTTGCGCTTCCACATTATCTGTTGCTTCACTCATTTACTTTCTACCTTTTCTGCATGGTTAATGCGCCGTTCAATTAGCGCGACTATAAAGCGTTGACCCTCCAAGTGACGGAGTTCGCCATCGCTAATGCCTCCGCCAGCTACCGCATCCAATGTAATGGAACGGAGATAGCGAAGAACCTCTTTGCCTGCCGGAGTTCCCAGCAAGGCCTTAATATCCATAGAAATCTTTTCGTCCTCTTTTTGTGGTCGAGGAAAACCATCTACTCCAATATGTGACATCTATACCACACCACCGCCTTGTTGCTGCGCTTGCATTTGCGCTATCATTTGTTGCATCTGTTGAATCTGTTCACGCTCGGCTTCGTCTCTGATTAGGTTATCAGGAACGCCAAACTTCTTAGCCAAGTAAACCGCTGTCTCTTCTGAGTCGATAAGCAAGTTGACCATCTCCGGCCCGAAGTTTGCACCAACTACCTCAAGGAATCTCGCAACAGTTGTGATGTCCTGATTAGACTGGGCTTGCGCCAAGGGAGATACACTCCGAATTTTTACTTCACGACCATTAACTGTTGGGAGATCAATGCGACCCTGCTTACGCAGAATGTAAACTACACGTTGCAGAATGGGCTGAACCATCTCTGCTTGCAAGCGACCAAAGGCAGAACCAATACGGCGGCTCAAGTCAGCCATGCGTTCTGCAATCTCGGTAGCCGTGGCGGGTGTCCGGTTCGGATCACCGAGCATATCATTATACAATGCGCGCTTAATGTTCATCCGCATGTCGTTAAGAACAAGATTGGCAACATCAAAGCTTCCGGCTGCCGCAACAGGTTGTAACCCATTTGAGCCGGGTGCTTTAGGAATGACAGTCCCCGGCACAAGATTGATCGTATCGACATTGATAATCCCATCATCGTCCATCTGGTAAATACCAGAGATAGCCATCTGTGCATTTTCCAATACAAGCTGGATTGTAAGGTTGGTTGTCTTAATTGCAGACAGAGCGTTTACCAATGGGCCGCGACCATATACTTCGCCAGCAGCTTTAGACCAGCGGAAGCAAACAAACGGATTGCTGCCCACGCCTTCAAAGGTGTCTTCAAAGATTAACTCGCCATGAGTTTTATCAATGGCGTAGTAGCCGTAACGCTCTTGGTTGGGTTTGTCATACAGGCGACATACAACCTCAAGAACTTTGCACTTCTCGTCACCCTTGCGGTTAATCATATCCTGCATCTTGGGGGAGAGTTTTGCTTTGGGGTAAACAATCTTTATGTCGTTATGGCGAATCTCACGCTCACGATATACATGGTCAATGCGGTCATCGGGGCCATTCTCAAGAACGACCTTAGGAAGAGGGATAGCACTGAAACGGATTGGGTTTACTGCATCGCCCTCTTCAACCAGCAAGCAGCCAGTTCCGACAGCCAAGTCCATGAATGACTCATGCACCTCTTGTGCAAAGTTACTGTTTGCAAGAATCTCAAAGATATACTCTGTGACTTCATCAAGGCTGTTGTTGATTTCATCTGCTTCTTCTGCGGGAACTTCCGAGCCAGCAACCAAGTCAGACCAACGAGCGAAGTTGGGAACAAGCCCAGACTGCAAACGAGAGGCAAACTCTTGAACGCCAACTACCGCAGTCTCGTCAAAGATTCGGTCATCACGGCGTTGACCCGGCGCATTGAAGTAAAAGCCTTCACGCTGGGGGAGAGCATAGTCGTAACACTCTTGGAAAAGATCTTCAAAGGGAGTGCGTTGAGTTCGCGCAGTCTCATACTTCTTGATGTAATGTTTAGCTGTTTTGTCCATTATCCAAAATACCTTTGAAAAAATCCAGCACCACCAGCAGGGCTAGATATAAGAGAAGCTTTACCGCGCTTGCGTGTCATTGCAGCAATGCCCTCTTCTACAGTAGTCTTACGTTTACGCCGTATTGCTTGAAGTTCGCCTTGCTTTTTAACATCGCTTAACAAACCCTTTTTTGCTTCTTCGATTTCGAGTCTGGCTTTTTGTGCAAGGTCACGATATTTTTCAATGCTACCGCCGCCACTAAGTTTTCTGAAAGCACCACCGATGCCACGTTTCTTTTTTCTTAATGTAGATTGATAACGCATTTGCGCATCAAAAGCTTTTTTACGAGCAGTTTCGTAATGCTCAATAGTGCGTGGATCAACCCCAGCAGCGCGCGCCTCCCTAAGAAACGTCCGCCTTTTTCTCATTGCCTTTAATGCGTTGTCAAATGCCATTATGTAAAATACCTCTGAAAGAAGCCAGCACCGCCAGCTTCGCCGGACAATAATGATGCCTTGCCTCGTTTACGCCGCATACCAACAGTAGCTTGCTCTACTGCCTTTTCTCTGCGGCGACGAATTTCTTGAAACTCAGGTTGCTTTTGGACATCAGACTTAAGTTGTCCGCGCAAGTCCTCGGCAATCAAACCAACAGTAGATCCAATATTTTTTAATCTGCCGCCATACACTGCGCCAACCATTCCCGGTGAGCGAGACTTACTGCGTATTTCTAAGGCATCCGCCCTAGCTTTGTCAGATTGTTTTCTTAATGCCTCAATGGTTCTTGGGTCAACACCAGCAGCAGCAGCTTCGGCAAACATAGTTTCCGGAACAGAGTATTTTTGAATAAAACTTACATTTTTTTGATATGCGGCTTTGTTTAAGCTTTCTTCGGTGTTGCCACCTCGCCTGCTCATAGTTGTAAATCTAGTGGGTTGATAAAGTTTATCAGTAAGCTCTTTTGTTCTTGGATCTAAACCAGCACCAAGATTATACTCTTTCATGCGTCTTTGCCTACTAGCCTCTCTGCGCTGTGCATCTAATTGAGTAGGTCTGCCCATTACTTCATCCTATTCCAAAAACTTTGTTTCGCTTGCTTGGGTTTCCGTGTAAATATATCAAAGTCCCGCTTCATAGTAAACGGTTTAGCGGTCTTGTTATTTCCGAGGACTTCACGGCCTTCACCACCACCAAGCATTAAGTATTGTAAAGCATCATGTATATGAGAGAACCTATTCTTATCGGGCTTGTCATCGTAACGCTCGCCGGACACCTGCATACGCCGATACCCATAGCCACCATCAAAACCCTTGATCAACTCTTTGCATCGCGGGTCTATTAAGATACCCGACTTGCCCTCAACCAAACGGTTAAGTGTGCCAGCCACAGCCTCAATACGCAAGGAAACATCGTTGGATTGTGCTGGACGCGCAGTAAGACCAGCACCCCGAAGCACTTGGAACGGAGTGCTTTCATCCGTTTGCGCGCGGAAGTCACCAGCAGGGTCACCAATAATATTTACCTCACACCCACTATAGCGTGTGGCAATCTCCTGCCTAAGTAACTCTGCAAACCGCACGATGCCCATGTCAAAAGCAACAATCTCTTGAAGTATCAACCAACGACCACGAACACGCTGACCAAACACAGCAGCAGGAGTAAGCCCAAAGTCAAGACCAATAAAGATCGGAACTCCAGCAGCGACAGGTATTTCTTCTTTAGCGATGTGTAAGTCTGGTGCAAACATTTGATATACTGGCTTCCCATCATTTATCTGTCCTAGCTTATTCATAACATAGACATCAATCCAGCTTTTAGTCTTACCCCTGATAAGGTTGGGGTAGTAGCTCTTCATCATGTTCTTTTGATTCTCTGCCTGTTTGTTTGGCACATAATCTTGGATAGAGCCTTCTTTATCCTTCTCTTCTACCATTCCCGCAGGCTGTGTGTAAAAACTCCAGTTGTCCGGCTTCACCATCATACGCGCTTCATCAGCAGAAATATGGTCAGGGACAGGAACTTCGCCAGACATAATAGGCCACCAATGGTCTTCTTCTGGGGCATTGGTATCAGCAATCACGCCAGTCCATGTGGGGCCTCCATCTCGCATAGAGGGGAAACGACCAACACGCATGGTGCAAGCGTCAATGATTGACTTAGGCAATTCCCTCGCCTCGTTAATCCAAATGCCAGTTAACTCCAATGACAGAAGTTTCTTTACATCCTCTGGTCTATCGAGAGCAAGAAAGATAACCTCAAGGTCTAGGTCGCCTTGCTTGATGTGATGCGTATAGGGGACTGACCATTGAAACCTTCCCCACTGGTCTTCGGGAAACCAGTCAAGCCAAGTCTTGATAGTCGTAGTTCTTAGCTGTGGGTTGGTGTTACGAATGATAGCCCAGCGAGAACGGCGTATGCCATCATCATTCTTTTGCTGTGCTAATGCCCTGCGAAATACTTCAACGCAGCAGCCCACAGACTTACCAGAACCAACAGGGCCGCGAATACCACGAAAGAAAGTATCATCTTTCATAAACTCCTTTAGGACATCGCCATCCGGCTTATACTTAAAGTTCGTCAATTTTATGATCCACGCCGACTTTGATTAGACGCTCAACCACATCAGGAGCGATAATCGAGATAAGCTTGTCAGCTTCATAGTCAGTGCAGAACTCTTGGGGGTGATGCTTGAGGTGAACCTTCTTGACTATGTTGCGTAAGACTCGACGCTCTTGCTCACTAATTGCGTGTAGAAAACTCATCTGTTACCTTCCTTACCTCCTGCATAGCTTCTGAAAAGTGCATCTTGCGCGAACTATTGTTCTGCATCTTGATTGCTTTTCTTCGAAGCTTGCGAGTTTCTTGCTTAGACACGACGATGTTTCCGCGTCTTTTCAGCAATACCTTTCGGTTGTTTTGAGAACTGCTTGCCAGCACGACGAGCCGCACGTTTCTTTGCGGTGGTGCGAGCATACTCTTCGTCGCTCAAGCTTTTGATTGCCTTCTCTGGCAAGTAGCGTTCACCAGTAGCCTTCGGCCCTTGGGTGCTAGGCTTGCCTGATTTAGTCCGCCACTTCTGTTTTGTCCAAGCGCGGAGTGATTTTTGCGGGGCTTTCATTAGCTAGTATAGCCTCCACCACGAGCCTTGTATTGACGCGCGAGCATCTGAGCCTTGCGTGCAGACCATTGCCCCGGCGAGCCACCTTTGCCACCGCGTTTAATCTTCTCGAAAAGATTCTTACGCATCCCCGGCTTGGTGTAGTTTCCGGCTTCATTAACCGCCATTCTCTTCTTCCTTCAACTTACGCAAGGAGGTGGGGGTGTTTTTTGTTTTTACTTTTTGAACGCGCTTCTCCGGCACATGGGCTACTGCCTTCACGCCGCGATCAGTAAGTTCCTCTTCCGTGAAGAGACGAACACTATCAGTAGTGAACGACTTGCCTGAGTGAGGGCGACCATCAGGAAGAACGAAATAATCTTTGCTGATGTATTCCGAACCATCAATCTTATAAAGCTTGCTCATTTACCATATCCTTTCAACATAGACTTCTTATCCTTTTTCTCCTTCTTCGCAGCTTCTTTAGCCTTGCGAATACCAGCAGGAGTATAGGGGAACTTCTTTTTACCAACTTGAGGCATATCAATCACCATTTAACCTTGTTAGCCCAGTATGCCGCAGACATCTTGCCTTTGGCAATATTTTTTCTGTGACGCGCTTTGAAGCTACGCCGCTTTGCTTTCATGCGCGCTGACTCTCCAGCCTTCGGCTTACCAGCAGTAGAAGCACCCTGCTCACCAAAACGGATAATCTTTTCCTTCCCTCCCTCGCAAGCCTTCACAACGTGCGACTTCTTTGGGTGGCTAGGAGTTCGTTTCGGTTTATTGCACTTAAGGTTCTTAATACCAGCGCGCGTCTTCTTACTCATCTACCGGCCTCATCTGTCCAGTAAAGTCTGCACCGAGCGGGTCTTGTTTGACCTGTTCAGGAATGTTCATCTCTTGCAGGGGTTGTATTATACCCCTAGTGCGATCAGCACCAAATGGAACTGGTTTAGTAGAGTAACGATCTCCGCGCCACTCAAACTCATCAGAACCCTCATCCTCATAGCGCTTCTGTGCTTGAAGGAAGTTAAGGGAGTTGTAATCGCTGGTGGGGGTCATCTCATCAAAACTACGCTTTACAGAATCCTGCGCTGCCGAAAGAGATCTGTTTGAAAGAGGGCCGACAGGCAAGCGGTTGTTCTCAAGATCTGGCTCTGCGTCAAAGAACTCACCAAAGCGTTGGAACTCAGAAGGAATAATATAAGAGATGTTGTTCAACTCTCGGTCTTCCGAATAAATATCATACCCGCCGTTGGGGGAGATCTTAGCAGTTAAGAAGGGGATGAAATCAGGAAGGGAATCAATAAAGGGAAAATCAACAGCAGCCAGTGAGAACTCAGACTGTCCGGGGCGTTGAGCAGAATAACGATCAAGACCCTCCTTTAGCACAGCAAGGAACTCAAAAGGAACATTAACCTCGTTGGATTCTCCGTCAACCATGAACTTCTCCATCACCGTATTGTAGGCGGCAGGGATAAAGCTATCATCGTAATCAGACATATCGAGCCTTTTGAACTAAAAAATATATTTCACACTATACTTTTTTTATCGAGCCTTGAGAAGGAAAAATGTTTGTAGGAGACCTGATGCCTACGTGGACGCGCCAGTTTTTCCCCCACCCCCTCCACCAAGACAATGCCCTCGTCCGTGTATGAGATTAGACCCACGGCACATTGCAAGCGGACACCATAGAGAAGGCGACCAACGGGAGACCATTCAACCGAGGTCAATCTCGACCTTGATGTCACCTGCGTGTAAATGCATATGCTTTTCTGGGGCTTTCAATCCCGCCCTGTCCATGATGTCTTTGCTTGCTTCAAGCTGGACGTATTCCGATTTGGCATTGACTGCTAGGCGTGCGACCTGATGGGCGGCGAGGGTTGCTTTAACGCCCAATTCTTGCCTCATCCTTTCATGCATATATGTCTGCACATGTGGAAGGGCTAAAGTCTTGGAAGCGCTGACCCTTCCCGTCTCACCCTCTGCATATCCTGCGACCGCAGCCGCGTCTTTTATCGTTCCGCCATTGGTTACGAGGTGTTCCACCAACGCCGTTTGTTTCTCTGTCAATCCTGTTTCAGGATTCTTGACCGCATTACCCATTTCTTTTATTTCCCTTCTTCCCCTCTGCTAGATTGTCGCTAGCACATAATCCTATATCCGGCACGAAGCGCGCCGCATAAGCGGAGTTTAAGAGGGTTCGTCAAGAGAAATCAAGAGAGAAAGAGAAGGGGAAGGCAAGAACGCAATAATCTTTCAAGGAGACGAAATAATGTTGCGCAAATAGCATAAACTTCGCAAGCACATTGCGTGGGGAATGTGTATAATAATGGGTATAAAGAAATGATTGAGACTGTAGGAGGTAACGCAATCATGCAGAAAACATTTTATGAAGCAGCATCACGCCCAAGAGGTGACGAGCATGTGCCTGTTATTCTCGAATGGCACGAACCCGCATTTGATTATGATGAGGCGGTTCTAGCAAGCATTAACATTTTAGCAAATGTGCCGCAAACAACACGCAAAGCAGCAAAAGAATACGCAAAAACATATATCAACGAATTGATAAAGGAGTAGAACCAATGAAACTATCACGCCAACATTTTGAATTTATCGCAGACACAATCGCGCCAATGCTGGCAAACCCCGTGTTTGTTGAAGACATTGCCGACAAGCTGGAAGACACTAACCCAAACTTCAACCGCGAGATATTCACGCAACGCGCCTTAAAGAACTGGGAAAACGAAAACATTCCATTGGAGGAGGTGAGCCAGATATGAAACTAGGTCGCGACATGATACGGGACGAACTGCACCGCCAAAGCCTCAACCGATGGCAATGGCGCAAAAGAAAATGGCAACGTTTAATAAATACTATTCTTTTTTGGAGGTCATAAAATGAATTGGAGACGCACAATCGGGGTTTATATCGAAGCCCTAGAGACAGGCAACAAGCAGCAAGCAGACGCTGCGGCCTGTGAATTGATGGTCATTGCAGACCATTTGAACAAGCTGGAGGTCAAATATCCTGACATGATAGACGAGACACCCAGCAAAGTAGTTTACCCAAACGAGTGGAGATAGAACAATGAACGCGGAAGACATGCACGAATTTATGCAAGAGGACGGTCATTATCAACACCTGCCAAGTTTTACAACATTGGCAAAAATATTTAATGCCTTGCAGGAGGTAACTGGCAACAAACTCAACGGCAACGAGGGATTTTATGCCGAGCATCCGCCGGTCAGCCCATCGGTCTTGATGCACACACTAGAGAACGAGGAAGGCCATGACATTTGGCGCATCGTTCAACCCAATGAATATGAGGCAGCAGCTAAATACGCAAATGTAAGCGCAGCATATGCCGAGGAATGGGCGATTGAGTTTTGCGATGGCGACGAAGGAAGAAGCTGGGCGGACTTGGAGGACTGACATGAAAAAAAGAAAGATAGACAAGCAAGGGCAGCCAGCAAAGTGCGACATCTGTGGTGAAGTCAGTCACCAATTTGTTTGCCTGTTGGTTAGCCCCGACCCTGTAGAGCATGAGACATGGTGTGACCCTTGTTATACCAAAGCACAAACGGAGAAACAAAATGAGCAAATGTAAGAGATGCAATGAAGGCGAGTTAGAGTATTGCTTTGATTATAGCTTCGGAGAAGCAGAGGCTTGGGCTTGTAATAAATGCGATGTGACAGTCATTGTCCCAGTTACAATCGAGCGTCAATTTGATGACGTAGATTGGAGTTGTGCAGATGACCAGCAAAAGTAAAGCAAAAAAATATGAGGCAGCAATTATTTTCTTACGCCAAGCGCAAACTTGTTTTGGACAGCAAATAATTAAAGACGATGATGAGTTTTCTCGTAATTGCTTTGTAGTTTTGGATGACATGATGAGCCAAGCGCATGAAGAACAAGCCAAGAAAGAAAAGGTAACTTTAAAGGTGGTTAAGTAATGACAAGCAAGAGTAAAGCAAAGGGAACCTATCACGAGAATTGGTTCGTGAAACTGTTCAAGGAGTGGGGCTTGCCAGTCAAACGCCAGCCCCTATCTGGCGCGCTTGGAGGAGAATATTCGGGCGACCTAGTCATCAACTTAAATGGCCGGGACTACATTGCCGAGGTGAAATACCGCAAAGAGAAAGGTTTCCCCTCGCCATTCTCGGTCTTGAAAAATCGAGATGTTGCCCTGTTCAAACTGGGCAAGGGGGAAGAAGGCTCACCCAAATGGGTGCTGATTGTGCCTGATAGAATTGTAGAAGAACTAATGGAGAAAGAAAATGAACATGACAATAACGATTGAAGCAGACAAACAAGAGACCTACTCGGTCAAGAGTTTAGTCCGAGCAATATGCGAAAACTTTGGTGTCGAGCAAGACCTATTGCTAGGCAAGCGGCGGGTTGGTTTTGTAATGGCTGGTCGCCATGCCCTGTATTATCTGGGCTATCGCAACACAGCACACACAACCACAACACTGGGCGATTATTTGGATCGTGACCATACAACTATCCTGCACGGGCTAAAGAAATGCGAATCTCTTATGGAGCAAAATAGTAACTATGCTTTCAAGGTAGAGCAAACTCACTTGCTTGCATTGCAGTATGAAATCAAACGGCGAGATGGCTTGGACAAACTAAAAGCCGAGGTTCAAGAAATGGTTGAACGTTTTCAAATGGAGAAACTCAATGGACTTTGAGCAAAGAGAAGCACTCATTCACGAGCGTTTTGTTCGTAAGATGACAACGATGTATCTGCCACCAAACAATGTGAAGCAGAGTGACGCATCAAAAAAGATGTATGGAGAAGAAATACGCAAGGCGGTCAACCAACGACTAAGCAGCGACATACCCAATCCCGATGTGTTCAATGACCTGCTCGGCAGGGTATGGGATAGGTGCGTGGCAGCGCATGACTTTCGCATCTGGTTCACGCCTCACTTGGTTGCCAAACATGCAGCCAAAGTAAATGCCGAGTGGCAGCAGCGCAATACAAAAGCAAACAAATTGTTTGAAACAACAAGCTCACATCAAGACGAGCAGCCCCGCGCAGGCAAGACCGACCCCGCTGGACAAGGCTGGACAATCGAGAAGTGTGATGCAGCTATCGAGCAAACCAAGAAAGAACTGGGCAACAGCCACATGGCAAAAGTGCTGTGCCGCATACCAGAAAAAGCAAAAGAACGGCTATTAAATGCTGGACAAACTGATACGAACTGACTTAATTTGTATTGAAAGGAAGGTAAATGAGTAGAGATAACGAAATCAGAAAAGCATCTATCGGCGGCAGTTGTGCCTTGCGAATCATGGACGGTGATTGGCACGACCTTTGGCTAGAAAAGATGGGCTTGAAAAATGGTGTTGACCTGTCCGATGTCTTGCCTGTTCAGCTTGGCGTTTGGACTGAGGAGTTTAACATCAAGTGGTTCTCAAAGCACATGCAAGTCGAGTGCTTCAAAGACCCCAATGCAGCCACGCATGAACAACGCTATCACTACAAGTGGGACGGTATCCCCTGCCGAGCAACGCTTGACGGGGAGTTTATGATGCGCGGTGAAAGATACGGCTTGGAGTGCAAGCACACAAATGATAGAGCCACCATCAACAGCCAGCTTGAAAGATACATGCCACAGCTACAGCTTTACCTAGAAATCTCTGGAGTGAAGGCAATGTATTTTGCAAACATCTTTGGCAATGGTCGCTATGAGTATGTGAAGGTTGCAAAGAATGAGGAATACATTCAGACAATGCTCGAACATCTCAAAGAGTTTTGGGGCTATGTCGAGCGTAAAGAAGAGCCACCACTATCAATGCCGCACTTCTCTGCTGGCATAGACAGGATTGCAATCAACGATATGGTGGCGCGTGACGCAAGCAGCGACAACTATTTCAGAGTGAGAGCAGCCGAATACATCAGCACAAAGGAAGCCGCGAAAGAACACGCAGCAGCCGGGAAAGAATTGAAAGCAATGGTCGGGCTAGATGAACGCGAGGTCTATACCGATGAACTTAGTATCAAACGAGACAAGCGTGGTTCGCTACGCATTAACATAAAGAAGTAGGGGACAGGGGAGTAGAAACCCTGCCCCCCGCTGTCGAAAGGAGGTAACAGCATGACCGATTATACAGCATCACCATTGATAAGTGAAGAGGCAGAGCCTCTTATCCACCTAATAGGAAATGAATACCAGCTTGGCTGGCGTTCAGTGTGGCTTCACACTCCAGATGAAGCAGTGCGGATTGAATACCGCAACAGCAGACTTGTTGTAACAGTAGTGCGAAAGGAGAAAAAGCATGACACAGAGCAGCACGAACAACAATATGGAACTATGGGAGAAGGTATCCCCATCGGACTCGAAGTATCTGAAGAAGGTTAGCTTCGGGTCACGTTCCTTCACCAGCATTGACCCGATGTATCAGGTTCGAGAGGCGACACGCGCCTTCGGGCCGATAGGTCAGGGTTGGGGTTGGCACTCTCAAACAGAAATAATCACTATGGCGAATGGTGATGTGGCTTTTCTTGCACACATTACAGTTTGGCATGGCAACGCACACAACAGCTTCGGGCCGTTCACTGGTTGCAGGACTTTCTATAAGAAAGACCGCATTGCAGAAGACGCACCCAAGATGGCTGTCACAGATGGGCTGACCAAGGCATTGTCGCACCTTGGATTCAACGCCGATGTGTTCCTCGGTGAACACGACAACAAGTATGCGGCAGATAGTAAAGGCGTAAAAGGAGAATGGTAATGAGCCAGACTTACGACAAAACTGATAGCGGAGCAGTATTTCCCCCGCGTGATAACCACAAGATGATTCTGACAGGCAAGGCCAACAACGATGGTCGTGACTCTCAGATGGTAGTAACCATGTCAACGCTGCCTGATGGTCGCAAGATTATGGATGTCTATGAAAAGGTCGGAACTCTTTTCGAGAACGAGAAGAAAGGTGAAAACCCAAACTCGCCGGATTACACCGGGCCGATGGGTAGCCGCCGCATCGCCGCATGGCGTAAGACCAAAGATGACATGGCATATATGTCTCTTTCATTTAGCGACAAGCAGCAAGGTGGTAACAATGCAGAAGCACGTAGCAAGCCAGTGGACGACAGCATCCCCTTCTAAGCTACTGACCATCGAAGAGGTGGGGGCGGCACTGTCCGTCCCCCCTCAAGATGTGAAGAAGTTATGCCGCAAGCACAGTGTGGCAGTGGTCAAGATAGGCCACAAGATTAGAATGACCCTCAAGGACTACGAAGAATTAGTCGGGAAGATGACAACATATTATGGATGAACTAACAGCATGGCAGCAAAGAGCAATCCAAGCAGAGGGCAAGCTGCGCGAGATTGCATCTATGCCAAACGATTCAGTTGGTTGGAAAGAAATGAGGGCAGCGACAGCAATGAAAGCCCTTGAAGAAATGGATGTGCCAGAAAACATTCTTATCTATATCCGACAATCAAACGACCCGCAGTATCCGGCGCAGCTATGTGTCCGAGATAATACAGTTGACCCCTCCTACAATGTATGGGGCATGACCCCTCGCGCTTTGTATAACATGGTGCGTATTGGGGTGGGGCTGATGTCACAAGAAAAGTTTTTCAATAATGCACACCACTCTGAATGAAGCAGAGAAAAGACTCTGCCTCTTTGTAGCGCGTTCCCGTAACGCTGCTGCTCGTGAGGTCGCTCCAGAAGATGCACTAAGGGTATCTCCCAAAGACCCTATCTTCGTTGATTACGAAGGTGCGATGGGTGAACTGGCTTTCTCCAAAATGCTAGGCGTTTACCCAACAGAAATCTTCGAGATCTATCACCGCTCCTCCCTCAATGGTGAAGATCCGGGCGACCTCACATTTAATAATCTAGTCATTGATGTGAAGACAACGATACATAAAACAGGGCGACTAATCTCGTTCAGGAAAAACCCTGCTATCAATATGTTCGTGTTGATGACGGGACAGGATGGGGAGTATGACCTTGCTGGTGGCATGTGGTCATCAGACCTTTACCTTCCCTCTCGGTATGGTGTGCCTAGTGGCCTGTCGAAAGAGTGTTACTGTGCAACGCAAGATGAGTTGCTAGACCCCAAACAAGTAATGGAATCAATCACCTTCTAGTGTAGGTATGATTGCGGCTCTTCGCCGGACATAATAGCGAACAACTCTTCTGATAGTTCTTCCGCTTCTTCCATATCAGCAAGCCCAGAAAACTCCAGCACTAACACGGGGAAACCATCATCCCCTTCCACGATAGTCATCTTGAAATCATATTGGCTCATTTAACTAGACCTTGCTGGTAACTGCGACCATTGAAAGTTAGGGCTTGTTTGCGGTTCTGTCCATCCTTCTTGTAGGACACATGCACCCAGCCGCTATTGGGTTTGCCGGACTCATAGTGTTCCAGTATCAACTGGTCATACTCTAGGTTGGATTGAATCCAAGAAGCGACCTTGTGGTTATCGACCCCAATGATTTCAAAGTCAACAGCCTCCCCCTTACAGTGCTGACTGGTGGGCTTGCTGCCAATCTCTTCGCACAGAAACTCACTGCGGTAGCCGCTTGATACAATCACAGGGGCATTGAACTGGCTGCGCGTAGGCTCAAGGACTGCTTCACACAACGCTCGAAGAGAGGAGATGTGTTCCTCTGTTGGGGTGTTGTCGAGGCCTAGCCGGGTCGCGGTCTGGCTCTTGGTCATCTCCTGCAAAGTAAAGTTGGGTGTGATTCGCCCTTTGGTGGGGGCGGGTTTACCCGCAGGAGTCACTACTTTTTTCCGCGCATACTCATCAGCTTGTCTGCACCCTTCACCCCAAACGAACTTGTCACGGCGATAAACAAGAGGTATTGATACCACTGCGGGAGCGTATCCAACACCGCGAACCCCTCCCGCACTTGCTGGGTAAGCGATGGAATAAAAACTAGGATTGCAGGAAGCATCAAGACAACGAGAGCAAACTCATCTTTCCACGAGCCTTTGGTTGCGTCAGCCATGTTGGCTTCCCAATCAATCTTGCCTGTTGCAATCTTCTTTTGAACGGCAGCGTCAGCCCTTGCCTTCTCGACCTTAACCTCTGCTTTGGCTTTGGTTTCTTGAACCTTGCCATCTACCCAGTTTCCGGCGATGCCAGCAACCGCACTAAAGATATTCATCATTTCCTCTTCCTTACTTTATCCAATGCTTTGCGTATCTGCGTAGCTTCGGGTTCGTCAAACTCTGTAGCACGGACTGTTGTCCGCTTTTTCTCCACAGATGTAATACACCTTATCACGCACCTTCTTAGTGGCAAGGCCACGAAACAAACCAAGTCTGCGTCCTCACTATTGATAACGCGCTTTGATTTACTTCCCTTGCTGGTCATAAATTTATAGCGCAATCCACCAGACTGACTAACGCTGGCGGCTTTTACTTCGACCCGATAACTTTCATTGTTATCATCAAAGATTATTAAATCAAAACCCTCGTGATTTACTCGACAGCATTTCAAACCAGTCTCTTCAAAGACAGCTTCGGCTATTAACTCCCCCACGCGACCCAGTTGATGTGCATTACGCACAGTCTGATAGCCCACTTACTTGTCCTTTTCTTCTAGCCTGTCTAGCTTATCAAGCCTACGCTGCGTTGACTGGTTAAAGAAAGTAAAAAGTTGAGTGATTTTGGATTCGCTATCTTTCAAGCGTTCATCCATTCTATCTGTTTTGTTTTCGAGAGAAGATATAGCCCGGCTAAACCACCAGAGCATAGCCATCGCTGCGGTGAGGATAGGCCAGTAAGCAAGAAGTGTCTCGCCAAAGTTCACGGCTAGTCACCTTTGAAAAACTTTTGAACCGTGTCAGTTTCCCAAATACGAATGATCCACCAGACCAGTGCAAACAGGGCGGCGATTTCCGGCAGTGCATCAAAGAACGCGCCGAGCGTTACGCCGCCGCTTGCAAGGTCAACAGTAGATTTCATTTCGTCTGTCATTTCTCTTTACGCAAGTTAAGGGCTAACTTCTGAATGAAGTCATCAATCTTTGCGAGGATCTCATTGTCTCGCATAGAGGGGGTTACGTTAGCAATCACCGAAGCGGCTGCTACGATGGCAGTGATATATGTAATTACAGTTTCCATTATTCTGCTTCCTGATTAGCAATGTGTTCTTGATAAGCGGCAACAACTTCGTCAGTATGCACTGCCGCACATACGGCCTGAACCTCTGCATCTTCGCTGCTGTAATCGTCACCCGCTTGGATGACATGACGTTGGTAACTGCGTGACAGTTCCGTGCCATCTTCACTGACGACTGTAGCGGTGCGAACTTGCACAGCTTTGAACTCGCCTACGATTTCAATTTTATCTACTTTGATTGTTTTAGTTAATGTCATTTGTTTGTTTCCTTGTGTTTATCGTGGCGAGATTGCCACCTGTCCGACCCGACTTCCAGACGGGTTATGATGCTCTGTAAATAATAGTTCCCCTACAACTCATATTGGCTAAAGTTGATACATCTACACCCGCATGACTGCCTGTACTACCTGCATTTCGTATCATTGAAACCCAACTTCCATTTGGGGATGGCTGTGAACTAACTTGTCGATAGTCACCAGCCAACCTATCAATGAGAAGCGGTTGATTTCCGTAAGAAGCATTGTTGTTTTCAACAGTGTAAGGCAAGCCAGCTATAACAGCAGTCCCAGAGCCTCCAGAACAAGACGCAATATCCATAATAAAAGTGCAATAAACTAATTTGCCAATTTTGACGTAAGTTCCGCTTCTAAGGGAAGAATACGAAACAGTTGGATTAGAAGAAGAACCACCAAGAGTCGGCGTCCAAGTGCCTTCCTCATAATCGTCCAGCGCATTGGCGGCTGCGGTGTCGCCGTTAAATGTGATGCCGCCGCTTGATAGGATGCGCATGCGTTCTGTGCCGTTTGTCGCAAATGTATGACCACCTTGCACGCTATTATGGCTTGCGTTTGCGCCGTTAAAGTCTATTTGCAACTCGCCATTTGTTCCTGTGTCACGAGTTAAAATCAGTGCGTCACTTGCGCCTGAGACATTTACTTCAAGAGGAGCAGATGGCGAAGTCGTGCCGATGCCAACCCGATTATTCGTGCTGTCAACGACCAGCGTATCTGTATCAACCTCACCGCCCTCTTGTAAGAACTTTGATAAATCTCTTGCGTTACTCATTAGTCTCTCCAAATCACGCCAATCTTGCGTGTTTCCGTTCCTGTATTTTCAACTATAATACTATCAGATGTCAGCTTCAATATGGACATGTCGTCTTTTGTTACGCCACTGACCCGAAGTCCGTCACCAACAAGGGACACGTAGCAATCACTTCCCTGTTTGTCGACATTAACAGTTTCGCCGCCAGCAACAGTATAGCTGCCCGTTGACCAATCAAGATGTTTTCTTTGCGGACGCAAGAAACAACCGATTTTTGTGTTTGCGTCCCTAATGCTCAAGGTCACCTTTGCGTTCAATTGATAGCGTATTAAGCTATGCAGTCCGCCCGTTATGTTTCCCGCAACGAAGTCGTGGCTAAGGCTGGTGTCAGTTTTAATAATATTTTCGACAGTAGCCCCCATATTAGCTGTTTGCAGCCAAGAAACATAAGCATCAACTTCACTTGATGTAATGTCGCCAGAGTTCCATTCGTAAAAAACCGTTATTGCTCCAGACGATACAACGTAATTATCCCAGCCCACAATTACATTACTCATCGTTTCGTGAGTAGGAACTACACCAGAACCGTTTTGAGGACTGTCTGTGTTTGCTGTCTCAACAACAATTTTATGCCCTACAGGATTGTCATATATAAACGAGACATGAAACAGGTCGTCTTGAGTTTGGTCTTTTATCCAGCGAGCGTTATTTTGAAACTGGAAACTAGTTTTCCACTTTATATCTTCGGTAGTGCCTAAGTTTTGATTTCTTAACGTCATACTTCTTCAACCTGCTCCTCTGGGGCGAGAAGGTCATCATCAGTGTATGTAAAAGATTGCCCGACTAGAGCCTTCAAGCCCTCCGCCTTGTCGCTGCTGTCGGTGTAAGTTTCCTGCGTGACAATATCGCCTGTGGTAGTCGGCGCAGTCTTGGCAATCATCGACATAATTTCTTCGGGCGTGGCCTCACCATATGGCACGACATCAAAGGCCAAGGCTTGGTAGTCTTCGGCTTCACGCGCCGTATCGTCGGACGAAAACGAAACCAAAAGCTGCTGCGTTTCTTCGATGTATCCAGAGACATGTAATTTATAAGTTGCCATAACTAGCCACTCCTTCCCGCGACAGTTCCAGTTATGCCGCCGCCTGAGTTAATAAATGTGCTACCGACTTGGTAGTATCCTCGTGTCCCGCCGCTTCCGCCTGATGGTGAAGCACCAGTAATAGTACTACTAGTGGCTATGGTTGTGCCGTTTGAGCCATTTGAACCAAGCCCGCCGCCGTTGCCGCCTGCTGCATTCTGATACTGTTGGCCGCCGCCGCTATAACCGCCAGCGCCACCCGATGTCGATGTGCCTGATGAACCCGAATCCCCAGAATGGGTGAAATCGTTTGCAACGTTTTGAAACGTGGCTCCTCCACCAGCGCCGCCTGAGCCAGCATTTACACCCGCGCCGCCACCACCGCCGCCACCACCAGCAATAAAGGCCGATTTGCCCGATGCAAACTGAAAACCACCACCACCGCCACCACCACCGCCGCCGCCGTAAACGCTGCCGTTATTGGTGAAGGTTGTTACGAATTGCGCTCTAAACGCATTGCCGCCAGCGTTACCATTTCCGCCATTAGGGTAGCTGTCTGGCCCGATGTTACTGTTATTGTTGGCGTTTACAGTTGAACCAGCACCGCCATCGCCGCCACGGCCTTTGACTGTGCCGTTATTGACGATGGTAATGGTGTCGCCTGTTGCCCATCCTGTGCCAGTTTCAAGCGCATATGTGCCTGTGCTGGTTGAGCCGACAGTTACGCCACTGTTAATAGTCAGGGTGATGTTTGACTTGCCAGCAGAATATGTGCCGCCCTTGCTGCTGAATATATTGTAATTGTTTGTGTTGGCTGCAATTGTCAGGGCGATGTCTACAATGCTCGACGCACCATAATAACCAGAAAACGATGCCTCAGCACCAGACGCAAGGTCAAGCAAAGCACGAACATCTGCATCGCTCATGCTGATTGCCGTGCCTGCGGTGATACCCAGTTCGGTATTAAAGTCGCTTAACGATATTGCACCAGAAGCAGGAAGTGCCATTGCTTAGACCCCTTAGATAGTGCCAAAGGCTGTAACGTCACCAATAACGGTCAGGTTGCCAGATGTATCTAGCTTTGCTTTGCCAGTGCCACCATACTTAATAACAAGATTATTGCTAATAACCTCAAATGACCAGTCACTAGCTCCATCCTCTAGCGTAAGACTGGGAACATTTACGTTACCACTAAACGTGCCGCCCGTGCTGGCGGCAACCGTGTCAGACACAGTAAAGGATTTGAACGCAATGACATTCAACTCGTCACCCGCAGCAGCACCTACAGTCAACACAATGCTAGTGCCATTGGAGGCCGTGTAGTCAGTGCCGTTTTCCAGCACGATACCATTCAAGGTAACAATCAGGTTAGCCGTTGTGTAAGACAGTGTGGCTGAGTTATCGTCTGTGCCAGAAAAGGTGGTCTGCCCGGCTGTTGCTGTGTAGTTGTATTCCAAGATAGATGCTGTGCCAGCAGATGAGGCAGCAATCCAGTTAGCACCATCATATACGCGCATCTCATTTGCAGAAGTATTGAAGTATAATGCGCCTTCCACCAAAGCGTCACCGTCATTATCGACTGTTGGATCGGCTGTAAAGCTTCCTAAATAAGTATCATCGAAATTATCGAAGGCAGCAGCCGCAGCAGCAGCACTGTTAGCAGCCGCCGTAGCAGAGCCAGAGGCAGCAGTAGCAGATGTAGCAGCATTAGTCGCGCTAGTAGCAGCGTTGGTTGCAGACGTAGCAGCAGCAGTGGCAGAGGAGGAGGAGTTGGTAGCTGATGTGGCGGCGTTACTTGCGCTGGTAGAGGCAGCAGAAGCACTTGAGGCTGCGTTGGTTTCGCTCGTGCCAGCATTGGTTTCGCTGGTTGCCGCAGCAGTAGCACTATTAGCCGATGCAGTAGCACTCGTAGCAGACGCAGAGGCACTCGTAGAGGCCGCGCTGGCTGAGTTTGAAGCATTGGTAGCCGAGGTTGCAGCGTTAGTCTCAGAGGTAGCCGCATTGGTTTCTGAGGTGGCAGCAGCAGTGGCAGACGCAGCAGCTTCGCTGGCCTTAGTTGTGGCAGTCGTGGCGTTGGTGGCTGCGTTTTGAACAGCAGTTAGGTTATCCGTAATGTTCTGCATGTTGGTTGTTTGACCAGCAACAGTCGTTACGTTTGCATTGTTGGTTGCCACAGTTGTTACATCGCTAGAAATGCCAGCAACAGTGGTTACATTGGCGGAGATGCCAGCAACAGTAGAAATATCAGCCTTAATCTGAGCCACAGTGTTTGTGTCGGCAATGGTCGGGCCGACCTCAACAGCACCAGTGGTTGCATTAAACGCAAGAACCGTCCCCTTCCTAGCGTCCTTATTGGCAAGGACGAGAGTAGCGGATGTATCAGAGTCAGAAAGACGAAGGCCACGATCAGCCAAGTCTTTCATGTCTGCAATCATAGCAACGACTTTATCCAGTTCGGTGTTCAGTGACGCGACTTGGAATGGGCCGGAGGTGGGGAAGTCAGTTACACGTTCAAGGGTAACGTCACGAGTAATAACGACAACATCATTGAGAGTAGCACCAGTTACCAGTGTAATGCTGCCAGTCGAGCCACTGCCGCCAGTTACACTGTAATGCGTTGTCAGCGTTTGAAGAGTGTCATTGACATACACATTCAAGTCTGAGGCATCAAAGAACTCAAATGGGACTGTAAATGCAGTCTGCCCTGCCGTAGCAGTATAGGAGATACGAGGGCTATTATCGCTAATTAAAATGGTCATGGGTGCATCCTATCAATCATTTGCCTGAGATACTATCATACTTTTGGCTCAATCAAAATTGTCCTTTGCTTTATACAAAGTAGCAAAATCTAATGTAACAAATGGAGTCACTATTCTAGGCAAAGCCCTAGACAACTCACGGGCATTAGCAGTTGTTTTGTTGTCAAGAAAATCGTTCATAGCAATAGACAAATCCGCTGCCAGATTTGGTGCTGGCCCTATAGGGGCAAATACATCCCTACCCTTTGTAGCAAACTTGCCTCTAACAAGCATATCGTCAGGATCTACCGCACCAGTAGCAGTTGCCATATGAATTGCTTCATAAAAAATATCTCCATAAATTGACATAATCCCTGAACGTTCCAACGACCTTAATGCAATAGTTGTATTGTCATTGTTTTCAAAGAAATACTCTCCGTTAGGCTTGGCATAGATAATAGCCGCACCCATCGCAACAGAAAGAGCAACCTGTTGTAATCTGCGTTCCTGATTAGGATCGAATTGCCTGCCAAGCACAGAACTAGAAGCACCAAAGGAGTAATTAAAGAATTGGAAAGGAAACTTTAAAATTCCACTTTGAACTTTCGCATATTGTCTGCCATTACGAGAAATAACAGGGTCGGGTTTCATGCCAAAAACAGCACCCATGATTGGGTGATAGCGAACAAAAGTAACCCCATCAACAATAAGGGGTTTGTCAAAAGACTTTGCCATAATAATTTGAGCATCAGTGGCTAGGTCAATCGCTTGCAAGAATGTTTCATATGCCCGGCGTTGTTTAGGATTTTCTAACTCCCAATCCTTGCTATTAGCCAACCAGATTTTTTTACCTTTTCCAATGACATCGCGTTGGCTGAATATATAAGCGGCAACATCTTCATCAATGCCCAACTGTCCTGCGCGCTGCAAATCAACACTACTAATCTTTTTATCTGGATCAGCAATCTTAAACGCAATATCAATAATATCGGAGATGTTATAGGCAGCAGCAATCCGCCGCGTAATTGACGTTACAGCATGAAGGTCGTTACCGATAACAGGCAAGTTAAACATAACGCGACTTGGCAAATGTGTCATTCTATCAGCAAGGGTAGGTTGAAGACCCGTCTTAGCATCCGCCATCATTTGCTCTTTAATCATGTTCGGAGACATGCTTAGAACCTCAACGAAACCCTCCATATCCTTTACGTTTTGAATCAATGCTGGCAAGTCATGCCGAACAGCTTCAAGCATATCTGCAAAGGAGCGAGCAGCAATCATGTTTACCGTATCACCCACTGCTGTAATGCCAGAGCCAGCCAAGTAAACAATGCCAGTATAGTCGCTTAAAACCTTTGCAATTTGATTATCCCAACGATGTGGATTTGTAATGTGAGTTCCGGTGGCTCGTAAATAATCGCCATAAAAAGCTTTTTGTGCTTGAGCAATAATATTTCCTTGTTCTTTTTTGCTCAAAGCTTTGAACGCAGGATCTGCATTGGCAACATCTTCAATGTCTTTCATAACCTGATTTAGCGTTTTGCCACCAAAGTTACGATTCCACGCCATGCGGAAGCCCATTTTGTCTGCATAAGAAGCAAGCACAGTAACATCTTTAACCAAAAACTTTTTAAGCTTTGAGTCAGGAACATTAAGAACCCTGCGCTGCAAGTGCTTGCCCTTCATCCCCGTTCCCACATACGCCTGCGGGTCGTTTTGATCCTGCATTATTTTGTTTAAAGTATCTCCAGCATCTTTAACCGGGTCTGATACATAGGATTCCATCTTGCCTGTTTTGGGATTGTAAGCTTCCCTAATTGGATTGATCGAATACTCATCAATAAGAATATCACGCAACTCATTGTAGTAAACTTTGTCGCCATTATAGCTTTTACGCAAAGCAACAATGTCAAAATAACGAGGCCACTTATATGAACTTGAGCCGCGAGCAGATTGCATTGCGTCTTCCATTGCCCGAAGGCCATCGACTCCAAACTCTAACTCCTCAAGTTCCTTTTTGAGAATGTTGTATTTGACGCTACCAGACTCTTGCCTGTTTAAAAGCGTTGTCTTAAATTCCATTTCATCACGGATGCGTTTAATTTCAACTTCGTATCTTGTAATGCCAAGAAGTAAACCATCATCCTGTGCCATAACAAGAAAGTCATCAAGGAGTCCCTTAACAATAGAATGAAACTCTTGCTGACCCTTTGTGTCAAGCATTGGGGAATCAGACAAATAATTATCCGCCTCAGACTCAAACCACTCTTTAAAAGACTTTTTGTTAGGCAAAAACTCCTCTGCATTAAAACCCAATGCACGACTTCTAATTGCCTCATCGCGGGCTTTTGTTTCTCGAACCCATAAGTCTTGGAGTTTATCCAATGTCTGCCTAAACATTACAGTGCCACGAACCATTTGTTGATCAACAGCATTAACGCCAAAGCCAGCAGTGTTACGATCAAGTGCGACTTGATTGTTGCCAGTCATTAAAGACATAATTCTTTTAACAGCCTGCGGAGTTTTGGGGTTGCTCAATACCCTAAATGCAGGACTCTTAAACCAATAGTGAGCGTTAAAAAATGTTTTCTTAGTGCTGTAACCATCGGCAAGGCGACCCAAAGAAAGTGAGTTTATTCTGTCCTCATAAACCGCAGCACTTTCCTTTTTCTTTTTTGGCTCAGTTGTTTTTAGATGTTCTTTGTATGCAAGAAAATCTCTGTAGTCATCAAAGCTTCTAAAATCATTTGGAGCAAGAGATGTGCTTCCTTCAACCTCCGGGAAGGTATATTTTCCGGTTTCAAAATCATCTTTTGCACTGTCTAGGTTAATTACAATCTCATCAACCTCACGCTCCTCAACCCGACGAGGTGGGTCATCGGGTGCTTTTAACTTTTTACGCCGTGCTTGCAAGGCCGTAAGCTGCCGTTCAATCTCAAACAAACGATCTCCGGTTGCTGTTTGAAATTCACTTTCAGCAAATGTAATAGCCTCATCCAACTCAACATCATCAAGATCTGCAATAACTGGATTAACACCATCATCAGTAACTAAAGGAGAAAGAACCTTATCTGTTTCGTATGGAGATACAGTTGAATACTCAGGGTCGCCAACCTCCCTAGAAACACCATCGCCAATGTCAAATGTCTCTATCATTCCATCTTCATCACGAACAACGGCTGCTCGAACAGGCTGACCGCTAGGTGCGTAGAAAACAACAGTGTCCTCATCTAACTGTATCGTCTCTTTACGTTTGCGACTCGCAACTGTTGGCGCAGAAAAATCATCAGTCTCAACAATTTGAACGCCATCAATGTCACGAACCTCGCCCGGTCCTTGCCATCGCTCCTCTTCACGCATGGTTTTGTTTATGGAAGGTAAAAGCCTTCTTGTTGTTTCTGGCAACACACTTTTAGCAAACATATATCCAGCCGGTATGCCAGCACCTAATCCACCACCAAATGCACCAGCAGCAGCAACGTTTAATGCAGCCTCTGATGCAGACTCTAAGGGATCAAATGGATAGCGGATTGCTTCCATAGACGCACCAGCCGCAAGCCCTTGTCTTACCCCAGCAGCACCAGCCGCAGATATTCTGCCAGCACCAGTAAGAGCAGCACCAACCGCACCAAGAGCGGGGTAGGCAAAAAGCCAATTTACAGGATTCAACAACTCTGTTGTGAGTCCCACAGCCCAATGAGTTCTGGAAAGAATATCTCTACGGGCTTGATTCCTTTGAAGGCTAGAAACTAAAAAATCAAAGTGATCGTTATTTTTTGCATGAGCCAAATGAACCGCAAATTTATCTAATTCAGGACGCGCAAGAATTGCAGATGCAAAGTCAAAGTCTTGATCATAATCAACACTACCAAACATTGCTTTTTCTAGCCCCTGATCTGTCATTGGAGCAATATATGTAGCCAGCCCAGCACCATAAGACTCACCCCAAGAAGGGCGAGCAGACTTAAAAATGTCTTGTTGTTGGTGAGATATTCTTTGTGGTTTTAACATTAAAACTTAATCCATAAATGGCATTATTTGTTTGTTTAATTTTTCTGCGGAACTTTCAGTATATTGTTCGAGCGAATAGTTTCTCATTGCCATTAACTCAGCCCTACTAAGAAGTGCTTTGGTTTTATTCAGTGCTTGAAACTTCTTGGAATCAATTAGCAAGAGATCTTCACCATAATAAACAGGCTCTTCCTGTCCCATTGCATTTCGAGTATATGCCGCCCAAGTAACTGAATCTCCGGCATCCAGTTGCTGCTTTAAAAACACTTTACGCCCCATTGCTTTGTTTTCTACAAAAGCACTAAGAACATCTAAAGATCCTTCGTCTAAAAACATTTCTGGAGGATTGGGGTATATAGAATATCCATCAACATCTTCATAAAATCTTGTCCCAGAGGGGTAGTTTAATGAGGCGTAGTCTTCTACAGCGCGTTTAACATTGAGATCTGGAACTGTCAAAAAAAACTCTACAGCACCAGATACTCTATCTTTTAAGTGAGAAGGAATATCAAGCTTGCGAGTAAGGGTTTTAGCAGCGTTTCTTATATTTGTTCTATCTGTTTGCTCCTTATCGTATTCAAAGTCAAAGTTATTTCTCACAGTCTTTAATGCCTCGGAGTCATTTGATTGATTAAGAATGATTTGGCGATAAGCAGGAACGACTGACTCATCACCACTGACTTCGCGGATAACATTTAAAGCGGTTGCCATATTGCTAAACTTTTTAGCAGAGTCACCACCGCCAAGATATGTAAGAAGATTTCTTCCCTTTAGATCCTGCGCGTCTCTAATATTTTCAAATCTATTCAACGTTGCAATAACAATATCATCTGTAATCCCGCCAGAAGCAAACGATCTAGCTAAATCTTGCGTCATTTCCGAGGGAAACTGAGCATTGTTTTCCCTTTCGTGTGAATCTAAAAGAGCCTGTGCGGAATGTCTGTCAAGAGTTCCGACTGACGAACCCGTGACATCTAAAAAACTGGTATAACCAAAAACTGCATTTAAACTGCGTTGGGCTTCGCTGGTTTTATTAGCAACACCCTCATTATAATCTTTTATAAAAACTTGATTGCCAAAAAACTTTTTCTGAAACCCCTCTTCTGCCGACGCTCTTTTTGAAAGATCGCCAAGAAAAGTGCTTCGGTCAGCATCGTCCAAGCGATCAAAGGCAGCTTTGATGCTGGGGGTTTGTTTTAAAATATTTATCCCAGA